CCAACGGCTGATATCACCAGCGGGTCTAGATAATTCGAGATACATACCCATTCGTAAGAAATCGGCGGGGACATATTTAATTCCAGTTACAGAGATAGCGTCATTTGATAAGCGGTTAAATAATTCTTTGTGCATTTGTGTGATGTCGGCCATAGGAATAAAATTAACAAAAACTTTAAATGTGCCTGCGTGAACACCAGATTTAGCATCGACGTGTTCATAACCGGCGGCGTGATATATATCGGCTAATTCTTTCGCGTGATTTAATGCGTCATCGGAATAAAAATCATAATCGGGAACTTCATATTCCTTGTTATAGAATTGTGCGTGTTTTGGAAGTATATTATTGATAGCTGTTCCACCATAGCAAAGCAAATTTTTATTTTTCAAGAATTCTTCAACAATCTCAATCATTTTAACAATTTCCTCACTACTAGCGATTTTTTGACCGGTTATTTTCTCATTTGTATCGACAGCTTGACGTAAGATAGCAAGTTCACATTCTTGAAAGGACATATTATCAGAACATTCTTGCGGTCTATATTTTTGCCGTTTCTTTTGCGTTTTCGATTTTTTCCCCATTTATATTAACACTCGAAAAAGTTATATAGTATAAAATTACTCATAATGTCGAATAGCAGTTTCAATACGAACAAATGCGCTACGATTCTGTTTAAACATATCTTCATAAATACGTAGATTACTGTCTTTTGTATAAAATGCTTGGGCAACAACCTGTGCGCCATAATTTTTAGTTAAATACGTAGCATCCGAATTTTTAGCACTGTTGAAAAATCCTAAATCGGGTAGAACAATCCTAAATAGATAAACCGAAGGATCAGGAGGATTAATAGGTTGAAATGTAAGGTCGCGTTGATAATAAGTTCGAATACTTTGAGAATTACTCACCATATTTACTTGGTTTGCTAAACTAAAACATTCCGTTTGGTCAGGTGAGCAAGTAGAATAATTTTGATAACCAGGTGAAGAATGTTTATCTACAATTACTGCTAATTTTCCTTGTAGTGAAGTAAGTTGTGTATCAAGAGTTAACGGAACAGCATCCCCATTACTGTCTTTAAGCATCTTTTTACCAAGACCGCTTTTAATGAGTTTTGCGATTTTAGTGTATGCGTTTGGATCGAGAGTTTTAATACGCAGATGAATAAAGAGTGGGTCTTCAGGATTTGGTGAAGTGTCGGTAAAAGCGTTCGACATAATGGTGGAAAATACACCGGCAAGAGAAACAGCGGGTGCTTCAGACGTAAATGTCTCTAAAGATTGTCTATTGGTAGAATATGCGACGATAGGAATATTATCTTTTATAAAAACTTCAAAGTCCAAGAAACGGCAACCTCGTCCTAAAAGGTATTTAATCATATCTAAATTCATGTGTTTACCCGTATATGCGCTATCAGATGATGATTTAATACAAAAATGACGTATAGCATTATCATTTGATGATATAAATTGAGTATTCGTAATACTTGCCCCATTTTTTGAATCTTCAATCTTGCTTAATTCTGCCCGTTGGTAAGAATTGGGCGTATCTACAAATGTAGGGGGGCTCATTTCAGGATTATTATCCCGATTTGAAACAATTGTGCTGTAAATAAAATAGAGAGTAATAATTAAAAGTCCAATAATCAATATATAATCGATTGAATTTTTAATCATTTCTTTATCAAAAAATCCGGCCATTGTAATATATAAAAAGCAGATAAAGTAATTAAGAAAACAAAAATATAGACAGTTATTATATACTTTATAAATAATGCCCGGAGGTTTATTAAATATTATTTCTGTCGGCAATGCGAATTTAATTTTAACAGGAAATCCAAGCAAAACATTTTTCAAGGTGACGTATTCCAAATATACAAATTTTGGACTCCAGAAATTTAGATTAGATTATAATGGATTACGCGAATTGAGAGTAAATGAATCTTCTAAATTCACGTTTAAGATAAAACGCTATGCGGATCTTTTGATGGATACGTATCTTGTATTAAATTTGCCGGATATTTGGAGTCCTGTATGGCCGGCTAATGCGAATACCGACAATAAAGTGTCCCCATATGAATTTAAATGGATCGAGAATTTAGGTGCGCAAATGATTGAAGAAATTGAAATTACGTGTGGTTCACAGACATTACAAAAATATTCGGGACAATATTTACACGCTATGGTGCAGCGAGATTTCAGTGATACAAAAAAGAAACTATTTAATAATATGTCTGGACATGTTCCCGAATTAAACAATCCAGCTAATGATCCAACACGTGTATTCACACCTCCATATCAACCAAACAAATATCCGAATGCGGTTCATACAACAAATGCGTCAGGTGCGGAGCCATCAATTCGCGGAAGAACAATTTATGTCCCAATAAATGCTTGGTTTACATTAGATAGTCGTTGTGCCTTTCCTCTGGTCGCACTACAATATCAAGAGTTGAATATTAATATAACGGTTCGACCATTGATTGATTTATTTCAGGTGCGTGATGTATTTAATCATACGGAAAACTTTCCCATTATAAAAGTGAGACCAGGAGAAGATGTTTTTCAAATGTATCGGTTTTTACAGACGCCTCCTGCTCTTGATATTTCGGCAAGTAATTATACAAATAAAATGAATAGTTGGGATGCGGATGTTCATTTATTATCGACTTATTGTTTTTTGTCTGAAGACGAGAAGACCAGTTTCGCGGCAAAAGACCAAGCGTATTTAGTAAAAGAGATTCATGAATATGATTTTTTGAACGTGGTAGGTTCGCAACGAGTGAAACTTCAGTCTGCGTCAGGAATGGTAGCGAGTTGGATGTGGTATTTTCAAAGAAACGATGCTTTTTTAAGAAATGAATGGAGTAATTTTACAAATTGGGCTTATAAAAACGAGATACCGTCGAATATATCATTGGACACGGCATTGAATGTATATAAAAGTGGAGATTATAGTGCTTATAATAGACGTGCTATTTTAGAGACATTGGGAATAGTATTTGGTGGGGACTATAGAGAAGTATCCATGCCTCGAGGTGTGTATGATTATCTAGAGAAATACATAAAAACAGCAGGTTTCGCAGAAGAAGGATTATATTGTTATAATTTCGCATTAAATACGAGTCCATTTGAATATCAGCCATCTGGAGCGGTAAATACAGGAAGATTTAAGACAGTTGAATTGGATTTTGCTACATATAAACCACCAATAGATGTAGACGGTTCAACAGTAAATATCGAATGTGATGAGGATGGTGTTCCGATAAATGTAAGTTCCAAACCCGCTTGGGCATTGTATGTATATAATTACAATTTACATGTGATTGAGGAAAGATATAATATTATATCTATTGTGAACGGTAATTGTGGATTAATGTATGCTAGATAAATCGCTGGGTTATTTATCATATTCTATTATATACAAATTATACAATAGAATATGAGTCAATGGAAGAAAAAATGGTCATCTGATAATAAAATAATAAAAAAACAAAATGAACCCGTGGAACGGGAAAATAGTGAGATTACGTTTATTAAACAAAAACTGAACACAATACGTAAACGAGAGAATCCTAAAAATATTCCTATTTTTGAAAATATATATGAACCACCTCGCTCTTCGATTATAGAAGGTATGACTGATAATGATTTAGACGATGAGGAGAAGGATAATGATAAAAATATAGGAACTAGAATTAAGGAAGGAACCCAGGAAGCTGGGAAAGATTTAATGAATTCATTGGGTAAATTAAATCAAGACCCTATTGCGAAATTAGAAAATCAGTTGAGCTCAAGTGTGGATAATTTAAGCAGTTTATCAAATTTATCGAATTTGGGGAATAATTTTAAAGACCTAGATTTATTAAATATGAATGAGTTAGGAGATACAGCTGGAAATATAAATTCGATGTTTAAGATTGATGTAAATGGTATAAAAGGGGTCGTTAATAAAGTAACTGGGTCTATGAATTCATTGTCTGCTGTCTTCGGTAATATAACAAGACAACTTTCAGAACGTATACACCAGATTAAAATCAAAATTCAGTTATTTATATTAAGAATAAATAAATATATTGACGAGACATTGACGAAAATAGCAAATGCACTTACTCAAAATACGGCAACCGAAAAGGAGATAATCATATTTAAAGACCAGTCTCAAAAGTTGACTACTATGATGCTTGTTTGGTATTTTGTATACAATTGGTATTATATTATCTTTTTCTTGGAAGAAGATGACAAAATATTATATGAATTTGATGGTAATAAATTGAAAGATTATAACACATATTTATATGGTGCGTTTGGACCGGCATACCGTGTAGTAGAGACATTTAATTGGAGCATATTAAAATTTGGGTCACTTAAGAAATATATACCAACACCAGTAATTATGATTCTTATGTTTTTCATCTTTTTTATTCTTGTATCTGGTGATTTTCATGGTTCAATATTATCGAATTTCTTTAATGCGATGCGTGGAAAGTATAATACATCGATTCTATCACTTTTAACTATTTTCATAGTTGGAAGATACAGTGTCGGATGGTTTTTTGGTTCGGAAGAAAGAGGTGATATTGAAATGGCTACTATGGTTAGTAAGCAACAAACAATTTTCTCAATATGTTTCTTTTTGGTCCTCTTTTTCATATCCATGTTGATGTATGTAATGTGGACAGTGGCGGTCAATATACCTCTAGGTATATTTTTTATATCCACCTATCTAACACTTTATACATTTTTCGGAGTTGTATTTTATGAAGGATTTAATGCGGGTATGGTAATTACTGGTATAACAAATTCAATCGATACATTAGAACCGGATTTAGACGGGGAAATGTGTTCAGTTGAAAATATGAGATTTGGTTCTTATGCTTGGTGGAAAGCACTTCCTATGCGAATTATTAATTTTTTCAAAGGTGTTGTTAATTATGCGTCGCTTAACATGTTTGAAATATTGATTTTGTTAATGTTATTAGGTGGTATTGGATTATATAAAAAGGAATGGAGTTCAGCAATTAAGGGCAAAGTAGGAATGGGAAATAATGAAGGTGGATTACTCGCACCAAATGGAATTTCGAATATATTCAAACAATTATTTGTATGGTTAGTCATTATTAACATTTTATTAATTATTATATTGTGTATGTTTCTCTATCAAAAGTATTTGGTAATGCGTGAATTAACTCAACCAGTTAAGGAAGGCGTGGATGAATATGATCCTACATTAACAACCCGTTCAGTTATAGCAAGTAGAAATGAGGCGACTTCTCATGAAGAACCGAAAATAAGTATGAATGCGGTTGAACGTCTAAAAAAAATGAAGGGTTCAGAAAAATCCAAAGCCCACTTGGGGTATGAAGCAGATGTCTTTGGAGAAGCAGACAAAGCGGAGGAAGATGCGGCGACGGCTAGGAGATTACAGGAGGAAGCAGCAGCAGCAGATGCAAAGAGAAAAGAAGAAGATGATCAGCATGATAAAGCTCAGTATTATGGACAATCTAAAATGTACCTTTAACTTTAAATAAAGATGCAACAGAAGAAGCAAGATAAGAAGCAATAAGATAACGTCGGAAGAGATTCGAGTAGAAGAAGTCTGATTTAGTAATTAATTCATATATATGTAAAATATATATGAGTGATATTTTTGTATTAAATAAAGAGGATAAAGATTTCAATTTTCATTTAAAACGTATACGTCAGGCTGTGCCTCTATTATGTAAGCAGGCAGTGTCCAAGGAATACATCGATGTAGATGATAATGAATATAAATTTTTGATTGTAGCCTATTCCAAGGGTAGTGAACGTTCGAAAAACAAGCCTACTACTATTATAGGTTTCATGTTAATGACTGAATTAGAAGAGAATAAATTAGAAGTGACTATAATTTGCGTAGGAAATCATTTCCGTGAAAAGGCAAAAGACGATTCCAAAGGATTAGGAAATCGTCTCTTTCAACACCTCTACTCACTATGTAAAAAACACGATTATAATGTGATTCAATTATCGGCATTACCCTACGTCATTAATTATTATCGAAAAATGGGATTTCGACATATTTTAGAACCAAAATGTTATGGAAAAGATAGAGAACCGACAAAAATTAAACACTTGGCGGAAGCATTTGCGAAAGAGAATTTCACAAGTGACGACGATGTGAAAATGTGCATCAAGATAGACAAAACCATACAACTCCATATCCAATTAAACAATAATAAAAAGGAAATACGGGATTTAGATAAATTAACAGATACGATTAAAATACTAATTGAGGGCGAAATTAGCGACAAAAAGAGACAAATGGAATTCTTGGACTATTATAAAAAATCAAGACGAACCTTTGGAGAAAATAAAACAATCACCTTTTTTGAAACGCTTGTGAAGGAAGGGTTTAGTAGTGAATGTGATGCGACTGATCGGGCATATAGAACAAGACAATGGTTGGATGAGACTGAAGACCCAAGATGTATTGATGAAGGAATTATAATGTCCAAGTGTCTAGACGTGAAACCTCGTATAATACGTGCGAAATGTCCGAATGGAACGCGAAAAAACAAGGCGACCGGGCGTTGTGAAAAGACGGTTTTAAAAAAACGTTGCCCAAATGGGACACGAAAAAACAAGGCGACCGGGCGTTGTGAGAAGAAATAGGCTAGTTAAATGAAACAATATAGAATATACATTATAATATTTGTTATAATGTCTAGTGAAGAACAACCATTTGTATCCGTATGTACGCCTACATTTAACAGGAGACCATTTATAGAAATGATGTTTCAATGTTTTCGAAATCAAACCTATCCTAAAAATTGTATGGAATGGATTATTGTGGATGATGGGACAGATCCAATAAGTGATCTTGTTGAAAAATCAAACATTCCAGAAATAAAATATATACGTGTCCAAGAAAAGATGTTATTGGGAGCGAAGCGAAATTTGATGCATAAACACGCGACAGGAGATATTTTAGTATACATGGACGACGATGATTATTATCCCCCCCAGCGGGTTGAACATTGTGTAGATACGTTGATGAAAAACCCCCAGGTCCTTTGTGCGGGGTCGAGTGAGATATATATTTATTACCGACATATTGAGAAAATGTATCAAAGTGGTCCATTTGGTGATACACATGCGACTGCCGGAACATTTGCCTTTCGAAAAAAGCTACTAGACATTACATCATATGATGAAACGGCGGCATTGGCCGAAGAGCGTTCATTTCTAAAGGAATATACCATACCATTTGTGCAATTAGACCCAATGAAAACAATATTGGTATTTGCCCATGATCATAATACATTTGATAAAAAGAATATGTTGAATGCTATACATCCCCAATATTTCAAAGAAAGTCCTAGAAAAGTCCAAGATTTTATCCAAAACGACTTTGAAAAGGACATTTTCGTCTTTTTTATGGTGAAAATTGATAAAATGTTACCAAAATACAAACTTGGATTACCAAAATACAAACCCGATGTATTAAAACAAATCAAGGAAATCGATGAAAAACGAAAAAATCTGGAAAATTCGAATTCAGTTGGACTTCGAATAATGGTAGAGAGTCCTGGAAGAGTGAAAAGGCCAATGACACCGGATGAAATAGTAATGACGCTTTCTAAACAACAAGATGAGATAAAAAGATTGATGATACGTGTCCAAGAATTAGAAAATATTGTAGAAAATAATTCAAAAAAATAGGGAGAAAATCAGAATAGGAGGATTATATGGTTTTATAAGGTCGTTCGCGTAACCAAATATTTGCGATATATTTTTCACCCGTTTTTACCGGCATTCCTGAATGTAATGAAAGTGGATGACATTTATCCCCATCTTTTTGTAATGAATAAAAAAGAAGTCCATTATTTTTAACGGGTTGAAATTCCGTTTGTAAGTTTTTGAAACGTGTCGTTCCTCCTGTGAAATCATCATTCAGATAAATAATCATTGTAAGAACGCGTTGTCCCCCATTTTTCTCAAATTCGACACATTCTTTTCGGTCGTCACAAGACGCATCAAAATGGTCAATATAAAATCCATTAGGCTCGTATTTAACAACCTGCATTTTTTCGGCATTTTCAAAAGGGATATTTGTTATATCACACACACGTTTTATAACAGTTCCAATCACATGGTCATTCTTGTCTAACCACGCCGTTTTACTTTTTCGAACACTATCACTAAATCCACTTACCAATTTGCTTTCTCTAAATATAGGTTTCGCCATATCTAAAATATATTTACCTTCTTTATCTGAAATAAAACCGTTATGTATAACAGGTTCTATATATTCGTCTTTAATATTACAATAACCTCTACCCTTATACAGTTGATGATTTCGATTATAATAATAATAATAAAACAATATTGCTGTACAAATAAGTGTTAAAATAACGATTAAGAAAATATTACGTTCAAAATTCATTTATATATATTCAATATATTAAATTGCGTCTTTTCCTGTAATTAATATCATCATTTTTTCGAGTACAACGAATGATATAATAGAATGAGGCAAACTTTTACTAATACTTGGAAGGAGACCTCTATATAAAAAAGAGAATCTTTCGTTTTTATATGCGGATTTTATTATTTCGGTAACATTGGCTGAATCGGATTTTTGTGCACGTGCCTTTATGACGTCAATCGGATTGCTTACTATAATTGCTATAGTGGTGCTAATAGCACCAGTCATAAAATGAAGAGTAGTTGTATTTTCGAGAGAGGGATAATGATTTAATAAAATACCCTTAAAATGTGAATAGAGAGAGAGTCGTGTTCCATTATATACAAGAGACCGTGATATAGCGGCTTTATATCCATTAAAAAATCCGCCAATTCCATGTCTATTATATACGTCTGTAGTATGTTTTATAAAACCTTGCTTTGGTTTATCAGGTTGTATCGATCGAACCATAACAACTTCGCTGGGATTTCCAGTAAATCCACTAATCGTACCAGAAACGGAACCATATAATAGTTTTCGAAGAAATCCGGGATCATTATTATCATTTTTTGTTTTATAATTATTCATTAATTGAGTGAAAATAAATATATTTGGTGATGAATATGTAGACTGACGTAATAACCCAACGGTATATCCACGATATAAATTCGAAATATTGTATGTAGGTTTCATATTTAATTGTTTTGATATTTTAATTACATCCATTGGATGGACAAATGATGTGGCTACAAACGCAGACGCATTTCCGCATAAAAAACGCGCATAGTCATTATTCATAAAATAGTATAAATAATGATACTATTTTATAAAACTCAAAATAAATCAAAGCTTTTTGCTCATAGGAACTAGATTAAATAAGTTAATTCCGTCATCATACGTTTCAATCGAGCATCTCGGTTGAATAACATACCCATTTTTCTCAAAAAATGACGTCAAATTATCGTGAGGTAATTCGTGGGCTAATAACTGAATATTAGTTATATTATGACTATTTTTTAAGGTCGATTCTGTAAATTTTAAAATTCTAGAACCATATTGTTCTCGTCGAAAATCGGGATTCACATATAAATTATTAATACTACTCGTCGTTGAATTAATAATACTATAACCACATTGTGCTACAAGAATACCGGGTTTTTCATACAAAACAACCTTGGGAGATTGCGATAATAAGTGTTTAATAAAAAAAGACATATATATATATTATACATGTCGTTTAAAAAAAAGCAAAATTATTATTCCAAGACAGTTGTTTTAAATAACATACCAGTTACCAGATAGGGGTCGCAATTTGAACCTGGACGTCTATCTTCAAAATAACCTTTTCCTTCTTTTATAGCATCATTACCAATACGCACTGAACAACCACGATTTCCAACACCAATGGAAAATTTATCATAACTCGCAGTCTCGTGTAATCCACTCATTCTTTCTCTATTATCGGCACCGTACATTTCCATATGTTCACTGTGTTTATGGGACAGTTTATCAACTGCATCGTCAATAAATTCAATACCCTTTTTAAAGACACCCGATTTCATCAAATGACCTTCACGCATGGATTCTGTGCTGTAATTCGCGTGACAACCCGAACCATTCCAATCACCCTTTAAAGGTTTGGGTGCGAAATCAATCGAAATATTATGCTTTTCAGCGGCACGTATAAGTAAGTAACGCGCAATCCATAATTGGTCACCTTGTTCAATACCTACACAAGGACCTACTTGAAATTCCCACTGTCCAGGTGCGACTTCGGCATTCACACCACTGATATTTATACCAGCAAAGATACACATTTCTAAATGTTCGTCTATAATTTCACGTCCAAACGCATTTTCAGCACCAGCACTACAATAATACTGACCTTGTGTAGCATTTTCATTAAAACCCAGAGGTTTTCCGGTTTTATTATCTATAAGAAAATATTCTTGTTCAAGTCCAAACCATGGTTTTTCCTCGAGTTTTGTATTAAATATTTCATTTGCCCAATGTCTATGACTATTGTCTAAATAAGTTCCATCGGGTTTCTGTGTCTCACATAAAACAATTTTGTGTGGGTCTCCGCGAAACGGATCCCTGTAAAAAGCACGGGGTATTAACATTATTTCAGATGCTGTTCCGACCGCTTGTCCAGTTGAACTACCGTCATAATTCCATAAAGGAATATCATTTACATTTGAAATTTCAGAAGAGTAAACTTTTGTTTTAGAACGAAGGTTATTAAAACCATCTATCCATACGTACTCAAGAATAACTTTATGGAATCCCATATAACATATAGACATACAATTATATTTAACTAAATTATAATTTAAATTAATTATCATCTTCTTCTTCTATAATTTGGTCTCTTTTGATATTTTTATCTAAATATCGATAGATTCGTTTGATATCGAGTTTTGAAATATCATATCCTTCAAACATATTTTCAATATAATTCGCATTTTCGGAATTTAATAAAAAGTCTGTTTTCCCCGACTTTGATAATATAATTCTCATTTCTTGGAAGAATGAAATCATATCCTTTTTATCCATATTTAACTGAATACATAAATTGTTAATAAATATCTGATTATTATATTCGGTGGAGTATTTGGTTAAAACTTTTGTGAAACGAATATCTTCATGATTCACATTGCGAATTTCATTGAAATTCTCGTGTAAAAGTTTATTATTATGGAATGTTTTAATCAATGAACTTATCTCATTGAAAATCCATATTTGATTTTGAAAAGTTATTCTGTCGATATAATCCGCAAAACATAAATTTTTCAAGATATTTAAATAAAACGGTAATTGTTTTTCCAGAGAAGTATGTGATATAACGTCGATAATATTTTCGTGCCATAATAATGCGATAATGGTTCGGTCAGTATCATTCATGCGTATATTATGGTCTTTAAAATGAATATATTCATTGAACAAGGTAGCAGTTAAACGTTTTGAATCCTCGTTAAACGATTTCGTCTGGAATATATCTTTCAAAATATCACTGGTCAATAAATGAGATTTCGTTTTATACAATTGTATGGTGAAGTTTAATTTACGTATATCGCCTTGAATGTAATTTAAGATAATTTTCATATCGATAATCATTTGTTCTTTGGAAACTAATCTATTTAATAAAGTTTCTATTTGCGGTTGTGTCGGAGATTTTAATTCAAATGTATAACATACTTTCATTAATTCTCTTATTTTTTTGTCCATGTAATAATTTCCTATACATATAATTGGATTCAACGTCATACTTTCCAATTTTTGTTTTTGCGTCTTTTTTTGCCGTATTAGTTTGATTAACGCATTTATACCTCCTTTATCACCATTATTCATTCCGTCGATTTCATCCATTACAATTGCTATTTTTTTAACCTTTCCGGCCATCATGTCCAACACATTTCTATTTGATATGTTATTACTTGTGATATTATCAATTAATGACTTATTTCTAACATCACCGGCATCGTATTTAATAACATCATAACCAAGTTGTTTTAATAGATTAACTACAAAAAATGACTTACCACTACCAGGTGAACCATATATATATATACCTTTTTTAAACGTGACGTCACCACGTCTAGTATCAAATGATTGTAACATAGTAGTGATTTCATTCGCGATTGAAGTGCGATTTAGAATTTCAGAATAATTAAAACTATTTTGTAATTCTTTTTTCTCACGAATTAACTGATTCATTACTATGTAATTACTTTTTATTTTAAGCACTTTTATTAATACCAATTAATTATTGAAATTGATATTAATTTATACGAGTTATAATTTTATGTGAACTGTGAGAAGTCACTGGTAATAGGCATAAAATTTGATTCGTTATTCGAACACTGTTGAGGGTAACTGTATCCTTGACCTTGAGGCATCATACCACCATATCCTTGAGGCATCATACCACCATATCCTTGAGGCATCATACCTTGACCTTGACCTTGCATCATACCACCATATCCTTGAGGCATCATACCTTGACCTTGACCTTGCATCATACCTTGACCTTGACCTTGCATCATACCTTGACCTTGACCTTGCATCATGCCTTGACCTTGACCTTGCATCATGCCTTGACCTTGACCTTGCATCATGCCTTGACCTTGACCTTGACCTTGGTAACCCATTTGTTGCTGTTGAAGCATATATTGTTGCTGTTGTTCGGTTAATTGTACAAATCCTGACCCCGTATCTTTTAACAATCCAGTAGTTGAATCTATAATATTTCCTCCAAGACCTGCTACATCAGAAGATACACCTTGAATTACACCTGAAGCTCCCTGTCCAAGTCCGGATAAACCTTGTCCTAAACCCGACGCAACCCCACCAACACCTTGGCCTAAACCAGACGCCATATCACCTAGTGTATCACCAACTCCGCCGAGTAAATTTCCAGCTGCGTCGACAGTGGTGTCTAATGCTCCTCCTGCGGTATCAAATGTCTTATCTACCACATTACCTGCGGCATCAAAAGTTTTATCTACCACATTACCTGCGGCATCAAAAGTTTTATCTACCACATTACCTGCGGCATCGACTGTCTTATCTACCACATTACCTGCGGCATCGACTGTCTTATCTACCACATTACCCGCAGTATCAAATGTCTTATCTACAATGTTACCTGCTGCGTCGACTGTCTTATCTACAATGTTACCTGCTGCGTCGACTGTCTTATCTACAATGTTACCTGCTGCGTCGACTGTCTTATCTAAAACATTACCTACGGTATCAACTGTATTATCTACCATATCTCCAGCTACGTCTACTGTTTGTTTCAATACATCTCCTGTTTCGGTAATACCGGTTTTTGTAACGTCTGCGATATCATCCACAACATTTGCTACAGAACTTCCTAAAGAACTTCCTAAAGAACCACCAAATGTACCAGGAGAAGCTCCATAAAACCCTTGGCTCGGTTGATATTTTTTACCATTACAATCAACCATTTCACCATTCTTATCAATAGATAAATTACACGTTGATGCGCGTGAAGTGTATGAAGGGCACATTGGGCATACGGGAGGGACAATCTCTGTTTTTTTAATATAATCCGAATCGTCACATTTTGGTGTTGATTCTACACTACTTACTACACGAGGGCACAAATTAACATTTGTGCCAGGAGCAGAACCAGAAGCACCAGAAGCACCATTAGAACCAGAAGCACCAGAAGCACCAGAAGCACCAGAAGCACCAGAAGCACCATTAGAACCAGAAGCACCATTAGAACCAGAAGCACCAGAAGCACCAGGAGCACCAGCAGCACCATTAGAACCAGCAGCACCAGCAGCACCAGAAGCACCAGGAGCACCAGCAGCACCAGAAGCACTATCATCACCTGTAGTAACGGTTATTGACGCAGAATCATTGGGATTACCATCTGAATAAGAATAAGGTATAATATTTGATGATGCTAATTTATAAATACCACTACCAGCCTCTTTAACAATAATCACATTAAGAAGATTCGATTCATCGACTAAAGCACCAATGATTAAACTTTCATCGGTATTTAGCCGAGTAATGCCACCTTTAAAATGGTCCGATGATTTTAGCGCCTGTTCTATATCGGCCTTACCTACAATTATACCTTCTTTATCAGAATAAAATAAATCCTTGGCTATCTTTGTTGCGTCAATTTTTTTACCATTAAGTTTAAGTTTAATTTTTTCCTTTAGACCTGATGTAGAATACTCATTCGTGTTTACATTATTCAAAATGCCTGTATCTAAATTAACAGGTAATATAGATGTAGAAATACCCTTACTACTTTTAAAAACCTGCAAAATTTGATTACTATCATTATCAATTAAAATAATAAGTGTATTTGCTTTATTCGGAGCATATAATACTGAAATATTTTCATTATTATTATTATCCATAACGTATGTCCAAGGAGCATCTACATTATCTATATTTTTTTTAACAATATTTGAGTCATTATCTACTGTTTCTGGAACACCCATGCTATCGCGAGGAAGAACAGTAAATGAGCCTGATGCTACACCCTTAGCAATAATTACACTACCATTTTGTGGGTCATAAAATACTCCTTGTTTATCGTCGCTAGGAGGAATAATTGTATCTAATTCAGCACCATTATTATATTGGGTGACTGAACCGTGTTGAATAGGTTTCCAACTACTAGATAATCCCGAATTTACCATATTTTCTACAATAGGATTCATATATGAACCAAAAATCATAGCAAATACGAGAACAACCAATAACATTACAAATAGTAAAAAGGGAGTTAATTTTATGCCTTTCATTATAAGTATTTG